CTATAGGAACTGCTTCTATTGCTGGTGGTCATATAACAGGTATTGCAGTTACAAACTGGACTGCATTCTACAAACCCAGAGATATTAGACAAGCATCTTATACTCATACAACTGGCGTAACTACTGTCACAACTGCAACACCTCATGGATTGACCTTGGGTGATGAAGTTAAGTTGTCGGGTATTGCATTTACCTGCACATATGCAAATGCAGCAGAAAGAGATGTTCAAACTGCTACTTATAACAATGCAAATGGAACAATGACCGTTACTACTGCAACTCCACATGGGTTGTCAGTAGGTAAAGATGTAATTCTAACTGGACTTGCAATGACTTGCGGTTTAGATGCAGGTATAGGAACTCATTACTATCCTAGAAATAGAGATAGATTTTATGATACTGCAATTTCTATTGGCACAACAACTAATACAACTATTAGTGTTAATGTAACTGCAGCAAAGGATTTAGATCAATATACACATACTTTTGTTAGTGCATCAGCAGGTGCAGTGATTACAGGTGGTGCTTATAATCATCAGTTTATAGGAACTGCAAATGATGCAATTATATCTGGTGGTGCTTATAACCATACTTTTGTAAGTGCTACTACTGGTGGTGTAACAGTTGGAGTTGGAACTACTACCCCAACTAGTGCAACTTATGATGCAAACACAGGAGACATGGTTCTAACCATTCCTGGTCATGGAGCAATAGTTGGTGCTGCTGTAAGTTTTGCGATTGGATCATTAACATTCAGTTGTGAAATGGATGGAAATACTTCTAATAAGGCATATCCACGTTCAACTGATCCAGTTGTTGCAATGGGTTCTACAGTAATTACATCTTCAACTAATAATACTATTACTGTTAATGTTGGATCATCTAAAACTGTAACTCATGATGTTACAGATGCTTCTTATAATCCAGCAAACGGAACTTTAGTATTAACAAGTCCAAATCATGGATTGACATCTGGTGTCTCTATAAGGATACCCGATAACGCATTGACATTTACTTGTGATATGGATGCACATAGCACGAAACACACATATCCAAGAAGCACTGATCCTATATCTAATACTGCTGTTGCTATTACAACAACAACCCAAAACACTCTTACTGTTAATGTCGGAACCTCTACTGAAGTTAATTACAATGTAAGTGCTGCTTCTTATAATGCAGGAACAGGTCAATTAGATCTAACAATTGGTTCTCATGGTTTGACTGCAGGAACAAGTATCAAACTTGCAAAAGAATCTTTGGTATTTACATGTTCTAAAGATGGAAATGCAACTCAACACAAATATCCTAGATCAGGTGATCCTGGATATAATGGATTAAAGGTTATTGGCGTTAATAGTCCAACCAAATTTGATGTAAATGTCGGAGTTTCAACTGTTCCTACATTCTATAAGAGTGGTGGTAAAGTTCAAGGAGTTATTGTAGCACCTAGAGACGTTAATAACTCTGCAAGTGGAACAGATCCTGCTGCAGGTGGAACAAATGTATTAGGTATTATCGATAACTTTACATTTACTGTTAATAGTGGAATATCTACTACACCACACTTCTATGCTAGAGGTGGAACAGTAGAAAAATCATTAGATGTAGTAATTGACGAACCTCTTTCATATACAAATATTCCTCTTACATATAGTTCTGATTCAGTTAGTGGAGTTGGTTCTGATTCATTTATTGATGTTGTAGTTGGACAAGGATCTAGTGTAATTGACTTTAGTATAAAGAATACTGGATATGGTTATGGTATTGGAGAAATTTTAAGACTTCCTATTGGTGGGGCAACTGGAATACCTACTACTTCAACATATAAGGAGTTCCAACTTACTATAGATGAAGTATTTACTGATGAATTTACAGGATGGTCTTTAGGAACTTTACAACCATTGGATACACCTCAAGATGAATTTGATGGTGATACAAGGACTTTCCAGATGAAGTTGAATAATGAAATTATTTCTATAAGATCTGCTAAAGGATCTAAAATAGATGTTCAAGATGTTATTCTTGTATTTGTAAATGACATTCTTCAAGTTCCTGGTAAGGGGTATATTTTTGAGGGAGGAAGTCTCATTGAATTTACAGAACCACCTAAAGCAGGAGATACTTGTAAGATTATTTTCTATAAGGGAAGTGGTGGTATTGATGTTAAGTCAAGAGATATTATCGAAACAGTTAAGATTGGTGATGATTTACAGATAACTTATGATCCTTCTAAAGGTCAAGAATCTTGGTTGGAGGAAGATGAAAGATCTGTATTACGAGTCGATTCTACTGATATTGTTACTACCAATCCATACTTTGGTCCAGGAAATACTGAAGATGAAACTTTAGTAAGACCTGTTACTTGGCATAAACAAACTGAAGATAGAATTATTAACGATCTTCAGGTTGGTAAGGATAGGGATTTATATGAACCAAGAATATATCCAGCAGCAAATGTCTTAAAAACTGTTGGAATTGGATCAACAACAGTTTATGTTGATAGTGTTAGACCATTCTTTGATCCTGCAAATGAAAGTCTTGATGAAGATATTCGTACAACTTTACAAGATAATATTACTTTAGTTGATCAAAGTCCTAAAGTTGGTGCAACTGTTGCTGCTTCTATATCAGGAGATTCAGTTTCTTCTATCGCAATTTCTAATGGAGGAAAGGGATATACATCCACACCTTCAGTCTCAATACAAACTCCAGTAGGATTAGGTTCTACTGCTACTGCTACTGCTACGGTAACTGATGGGTCTGTAGCAAGTATTACGGTAACATATGGTGGAACAGGATATACCAGTGCTCCACAGGTTCTTATTGATCCACCTTCACCAGTTTCTGAAACCAACGATGTTCTTTCATATAATGGTGATTCTGGAACTGTTGTTGGATTTGGAACAACTGTAATATCAAATATAGACAAATTAATTTTCGACTTCTATATTCCTCAAGATTCATTCCTTAGAGATTCTGATATTGTAGGTACAGCAACAACATTAAGCGGTGTTAGTATTGGTGATTACTTTGTAATTGATAACTCAAATATTGGATTTGCACAAACTTCTATAATATCAAGAAGTTTAGGTAATACTATAGTTGCAACTGGTAAATCTTTCTTTGATAATGTTTATCAGGTTGAATCTGCAACTGTTGTTAGTGTTGCAAACACAAATATAGGAATATCTACTGTTGGAACTGCATTGACAAACGTAGTCAGAGTTCAGACTAGAATAAGTGGAATATCTACATTTAATTTCTCATCAAATTCAGTATATTTTGATTCAACAAATTATAGTTTTGACAATCAAAACTCTGATATTGGTGGTGGTTCTAATACAGGAATTGGATACACTGGTGGATTTATCAACCGCCCATTCTTAGGTAACTTTAGTTGGGGTAGAATAGAACTTCAAGGTAGATCTGAACTTAATGCATATCCTTTCTTTGGACAAAATGGAGTTCTTGGAATTAATACTGGATCTCTTATAACAAGAACCAATAGTCTCAAATCTAAAAATTATGATGTTTAGTGATGTTCTAAATATAAAAAACTAGTGTTTCAATAATGGCTAAAGTAGGTATAAACACGGGTTCAGCCCCAAATGCAGGAGATGGAAGCACTCTCTTGGCAGGTGCAAATGCGATAAATTCTAATTTCGATGAAGTTTATAATTTGGTTGGTGATGGAACTAATTTATTGGCAGGAATTGTAACTTCTATAGTTGCAGGAAATAATGTAACGGTATCTGGTTCTACTGGTGCAGTTACCATTAACGCTAGTGGTGGAGGTGGTGGTGGAAGTATTGCAGGTATTAGCACTACAGGAACATCTTACTTTAATAATATAAATGCTGCTGGAGTTGTAACTGCTACCTCATTTAATGGTAGTTTAAATGCAAGTAATTTAACAGGAACATCAGCAGCGATTAATGGTACAAATATAACAGGAATTGTAACATCCATAATTGCAGGAACTAATGTAACGGTATCTGGTTCTACGGGTGCGGTCACTATTAATGCTAGTGGTGGCGGTGGCGGTGGAGGTGATATTACTGCAGTTACTGCTGGAACTGGATTATCTGGTGGTGGAGCGTCAGGAGCTGTAACTTTAAATATAGCAAATACTGCAGTTAGTGCGGGTTCATATACAAATACAAGTCTTACAGTTGATGCACAAGGTAGAATAACTGCAGCATCTAATGGTACAGGTGGTTCTGGAATAGTAGTTCAGGATGAAGGTTCAGCATTATCAACTAATGGTACAACTCTTAATTTTGTTGGATCAGGTGTTGTAGCAAGTGGAACTGGTGCGGTAAAAACAATTACTATTGCTGGTGGCGGTGGTTCACTAGCATCTAGAACAACAAAGAATGCTACTACTGCATCTCTTAATGCTGCTGCTTCTGGTGATTTATCAATAACTGCATTCAAGGCATATAATTTACTTAAAGTAGCAATAGATCATCCTGCTTGGGTTAGACTTTATACCGATTCTACTAGTAGATCTAATGATGCTAGTAGAGTAGAGGGAACAGATCCATTACCAGGTTCAGGTGTCATTGCAGAGGTTTTAACAACAACTGCTGGTGCAAGTACATTCTTGATGTCACCTGCTGTATTTGGTTGGAATAATGATGGAACTCCTTCTACAACAGTTTATGCAAAAGTGACAAATAAGGATTCTCAAGCTCGTGCTATTACAGTAACTTTAACACTAATACAAGCGGAGGCATAAATGCAAGAATATACAGTCACTCTTAATAATTTTAGTGATAAGACAAATTTTTGCACTCAAATGGAGGAGTCTTCTGGTAGTGGTTCTATCCCATCTAGAGCATGTACTTGTAATTTAGAAAGACCAAAAAGTAGAAATACAGTTTTTACTTTAAGTGATGCTGAAGCAACAGAATTATTAAATGATTCTAGAGTAAAAGCTTGTGAACCACATGTTGAATTAGCACCCAGAGAATATTGGGACAATGCTCAAAATGGTGATTGGGATAAAACTCCCGATGGTGTTGCTGATAAGAATTGGGCTATTAAAAGATGTATTGATGGGCAACAAACAGCAAATTGGGGTTCTAATGGAACACCACAACAAACTGGTTCTTATAATACAACAAGTTCTGGTAAAAATGTAGATGTTGTTATATGTGATGCTCACATGAATTTTGGTCATCCAGAATTTAGAGAAAACCCTGATGGAAGTGGCCAACTTCGCAGTAATGAATTTAATTGGTTTCAATACAGTGCTGCTCTAGGTTATAGTGGTAATACTGCAGCAAATTATTCATATGCTGGTGGATCTAGTAGTCATGGAACCCATGTAGCAGGAACGGTTGCTGGAAACACTCAAGGATGGGCAAGAGATGCTAATATTTACAACATGTCATTTGCACATGATGCAGGTGGTGGTAATGGTATAAGTGGACTTTGGTGGTATAATATTATGTTTGAATATGTTAGACATTTTCATAACAATAAACCAATCAATGCTGCAACTGGTAGAAGGAATCCTACCATTTGTAATAATAGTTGGGGTTTTGATAATAATGATGGAAATATTTTATTATCAACTATAAGTGAAATAAAGTATAGAGGAGTTACTACCAGTTTAAGTGGAATGACTACTGCTCAAAAAAGAACAGCATTGCAGGATAGAAGAATTCCTGTTCCATCTAATACTTATGGCAGTCCATTTAATAGTGATAGAACGGATTATATGGGAATCAGAGTAGCAAGTGTAGATGCAGATATTGAAGATGCAATGGATGATGGGGTAATTTTTGTTGGAGCTGCTGGAAATTCATTTTGGCCAATTGATAGAAGTGGTGGTAATGATTATGGCAACATGCTTGTGATAAATGGTGCTGGACATTACTCTAATAGAGGATCAACTCCTGGTAATACAGAAACTTCAAAAGGTAATACAATATCGGTAGGTGCAATAGCAGTTAATACTAATGATAGAAAAATATACTTTAGTAATTGTGAAGAGAGAGTTGATATTTGGGCCCCTGGCACATATATTATGTCAGCTGTAAAAAACAATTCTTCAGGATATAGTAATCAGGTACAAGATCCAAGAAATACTAGTTATTATAATGCAAGTGCTAGTGGTACAAGCATGGCATCACCTCAAGTTGCTGGACTTTTAGCATGTGCTGCTGAACAATATCCTAATATGAAGCAAGCAGATGCACTTCAATATGTAATTGAAGGTGCTGGTATAGATCAAATTGCTGATACTACTGAAGGTATGGTTGCTGATCCATATACTGATCTTGGTGATTCTAATAATCGATTTGCTTCTTATGTTTATAAAAGACCACAAAGTGGAACTGCGTTCCCACATGATAATCATGGAAATAGAGTTTCATCATCTAATGGTGTAAAATACCCACGGGTAAATAGTGTTGTGACTAAACGTTCATAAAACCCTTAATAAATAAATAAAAAGTTCCAAAAATGGCTGCAATCATAACTGATAAGATTAGGATATTAAATGCAAAGAATTTTATTGCTGGTGTAAATTCTACTAGTAATGCATATTATTCTTTCATAGGATTACCTAACCCAACATCGCAACAAGCTGATTGGGATACAGCTCCTCCTGCTCCCAAGGATAGTTTTGATGATGAGAATAGTTATTGGGATACTATGATTGCTTTGAAGAAAATTACTTCTTCAGATGTGAGACAGGTGGTTGAAAAAAGATTATGGACTTCTGGAACAACATATGATATGTATCGTGGAGATTATACAAGATCAAATACTGCTAGTGTTTCGGGTGCTACAAATTTATATTCTGCAAGTTATTATGTATTGAATAGTGATTATAGAGTATATGAGTGTTTGCAGAATGGAACAGATCCTGAAAACCCTAATGGTAGACCATCATTAGATGAACCAACATTTACTGATTTAGAACCAAAGGTTGCAGGAAGTAGTG